GGTCGCGATGACAGATCCGGATCAGCAAATGCGCTCAAAGGGTGGCTTTGGCGGTAGTGGCGGAGCCAGCAGCGATGGGAATGCTGTCTCTGGCCCCGGTGACAGCACCTCCTATCTGAAGGCGCGCACCGCGCTGACGGTCTATCAGGCGCAAGAACGCCAGCTTTCGATCCAGAAGAAAAAGGGCGTTCTTGTCGACCGCGCACGGGCAGAGACGCTGGTGTTTCGCCTTGCGCGTCAGGAGCGCGATGTCTGGGTCACCTGGCCCACCCGGGTGGCCGCCCTCATGGCCGCACAAATATCCGCAGAGATGGAGAAGGCATCGGGCGTGCCCGTGACGATCGAGACTGCGATCCTGCAGAGGGCGCTGGAAACCCATGTCCGAGAGCAGCTCACCGCCTTGGCAGACCTCAGGGTCTCGCTTGCATGAAGAACGACAAGATAACAGCCTAAACGACGGCGATCTAACCGACGGCCTCGATCTCGCCTTTGACGGTGCCGAGGATATCCTGCGGCACTGGCGGCGCGGGATCCGCCCTGATCCGGACCTGACGGTGTCGCAGTGGGCCGATGCGCATCGCAAACTGTCGTCGCGGGCCTCGGCTGAACCCGGTCAGTATCGCACCGCACGCACGCCATACCTGCGCGAGATCATGGATGCCCTGTCGCCCAACCACCCTGCGCAGCGTGTGACGTTCATGAAGGCCGCCCAAGTCGGCGCGACCGAGGCTGGCAACAACTGGATCGGCTTTGTCATTCACCACGTGCCCGGGCCGATGCTCGCCGTGCTGCCCACTTTGGAGATGGCAAAACGCACCTCGCGCGGCCGGATTGACCCGCTGATCGAAGACAGCCCGGCACTTAAAGAGCAAGTGAGCCCCGCCCGCTCGCGCGACGCGGGCAATTCGATGCTGTCCAAGGAGTTTCCGGGCGGCATCCTCGTATTGACCGGTGCAAACTCTGCCACCGGCCTGCGCTCGATGCCCGCGCGCTATGTGTTTCTTGACGAGGTTGACGCCTATCCAGCGTCTGCCGACGAGGAAGGCGACCCGGTCACGCTGGCTGAGGCCCGCACCACCACCTTTGCGCATCGGCGCAAGGTGTTCATGGTCTCAACCCCGACGATCCGGGGGCTAAGCCGCATCGAGCGCGAGTTTGAGGCCTCCGATCAGCGCCGGTATTTCGTGCCCTGCCCGCATTGTGACCACAGGCAATGGCTGCGTTTTGAGCGGCTGCGCTGGGCGAAGGAGCAGCCGGAAACGGCGGCCTATGTTTGCGCGGGCTGCGAACGCCCCATTGCCGAGCATCACAAGACGGAGATGCTGGCGCAGGGCGAGTGGCGGGCGACGGCGGCCTCCAAAGACCCCCACGCCATCGGTTTCCACCTCTCGGCGCTCTATTCGCCAATCGGCTGGAAATCTTGGGAACAGATCGCGCGGGACTGGCTCGCGGCCCAAGGCTCGGACGAGATGCTGCGCGCCGCGCGCAACACGCTGCTGGGCGAGACTTGGACCGAGAGCGGTGAGGCGCCAGAATGGCAGCGGCTGGCGGATCGGCGCAGGGCGTTCCCGGCGCAGATCCCCGAAGGCGGGCTGTTCCTCACTGCCGGGGCAGACGTGCAGAAGGACCGGATCGAGGTCGATATCTGGGCCTGGGGCCGAGGCTTCGAGAGCTGGCTTGTCGATCACATCGTAATCCCGGGCGGGCCGGACAATCCAGCCTGCTGGGACCAACTGACAGCACTTCTTGGTCACACATGGGCACATGAAAAGGGTGCGAACATGACGCTGGCCAAGCTTGCCATAGACACCGGCTACGAGTCGGCTGCTGTCTATGCCTGGTCGCGCAAGCAGGGCATAGCGCAGGTGGCACCCGTGAAAGGGGTCGAAGGCTTCAACCGGGCCACGCCGGTCTCGGGGCCAACCTTCGTCGATGCGACCGTTAACGGGCGCAAGCTGAAGCGCGGCGCGCGGCTCTGGACCGTGGCCACCGCCACCTTCAAGGCTGAGACATATCGGTATCTGCGCATTGAGCGGCCGTCGGAACCGGATGCACCCGCCCCCGCTGGCACGATCCATCTGCCGGACTGGGCGGACAGCGAATGGCTGAAACAGCTGGTGGCTGAACAGCTCGTCACGGTGCGCAACAAGCGCGGGTATGCCCATCAGGAATGGCAAAAGATGCGCGAGCGTAACGAGGCGCTGGATACACGGATCTATGCCCGCGCCGCTGCATGGATCCTTGGGGCTGACCGTTTCGATGAGCGGATGTGGCGGCAGCTGGAAAAACAGGCCGGGGTGGAAACCGTCGCTATCACGCCGAGCACCATGCCAGAGAAACCGACAGCCCCGCAAGCCGGGCAAGTGACCACGCCCCGGCGACGCGGCTGGAAGATCAGCACGCCCAAATACATGGAATGATGGATCCCCAATGACCCTCGATGACCTTAAATCCCGCCACAGCGCCCTGTTGGCCGCGCGCTATAGCGGCACGCGCAGCGTGAGTTATGACGGCAAGAGCGTGACCTATGGCTCGGACGCCGAGCTGGCGACGGCGGCATCAGATATCGAGCGGCGAATTGCGGCCTTGGAAAAGCCCGGCCGCCGCATTCTGCGCCCCTATGCCGTGAAGGATCTGTGATGAACTGGCGGCAGCGTCTTGGCGCATTTGTCGGTGGGTTTGACGCAGGCCAGCATCACCGCCGCCTGCGCGGGTTTCGGGCGACCCGCGCCCATGTCAACGCGCTGATCGCAGCAAGCGGGCCTGACATTACCGCCCGCGCCCGCTGGCTCGTACGCAACAACGGCTATGCCGTGAATGCGGTCGAAAGCTGGGCCGCCAATACCGTCGGCGATGGCATCAAGCCAATCTCGAAGATCGCGGATGCCGCCCGCAAAGAGGAATTGCAGCGGCTCTGGCTTGCTTGGACCGACGAGGCCGATGCAGAAGGGCTGACAGATTTCTATGGGTTGCAACGCCGCGCGGCGCGCGAGGTCTTTCTTGCAGGTGAGGTGTTCTTTCGCTTTCGCCCCCGGCGCACGGGCGACGGCCTGAGCGTGCCTGTGCAGCTGCAGATGCTACCATCAGAGATGCTGCCGCTGGAACAGACCGGCGTTTCCGCTGCTGGCAATCCCATCCGCCAGGGGATCGAGTTCGACCGGATCGGGCGGCGTGTGGCCTATCATTTCTTTCGCCGCCACCCGGGCGACAGCACCGATCCGGGGCTTGCGGGCGAGATCGTGCGGGTGCCCGCCTCCGAGGTGATCCATGTGATCGACCCGGTCGAGGGCGGCCAGTTGCGCGGGGTCTCAAAGCTGGCGCCCGCCATCGTGAAGCTCTTTCTGCTCGACCAGTATGACGATGCTGAGTTGGACCGCAAAAAGGTCGCGGCGATGTATGCGATGTTTGTGACTTCCCCAGCGCCGGAGAACCCCCTCGCGCCGGACGATGAAGATGGGCCTGACGGGGTCGAAATCAGTCCCGGTCAGATTGTGCGACTGGACCCGGGCGAAGATGTCACCATCGGCCAGCCTGCCGACAGCGGCGGCACTTATGAGCCGTTTCAGTACCGAACCCTTCTGCAAATCTCGGCAGCACTGGGCATTCCCTATCCATACATCGCCAATGACATGGTGAAGGGGAACTTCTCGAATTCGCGCCTGGCGCTGATCGAGTTCCGCCGCCGCGTCTCGGCCTGGCAGCATTCCGTCATGGTCTGGCAGCTCTGCCGACCCGTCTATGCGCGCTGGATGGACGCCGCCGTGCTGTCAGGTGCCCTCACGCTGCCGGGCTATGAGGGCAACCGCAGCCAGCTCCTCGCCGCCGATTGGCTGCCGACGAAATGGGACTGGGTCGATCCGCTGAAAGACGCCAATGCCGAAATCGCCCAGATCGAGGCGGGCCTCAAATCGCGGACACAGGCCATTGCCGAGCGCGGCTATGACGCAGAACAGGTCGACCGCGATATCGCAGCAGAGCGCGCCCGCGAACGCGCACTGGGGCTCGACTTCCGCCGTCCCGGCTCACCCGCGCAAGGCGTGCAGGCGTTGCCGGGCCCGGTGGAGGATGGGGGCAAAGACGAAGACACCGACCAGACAGATGAAACCGATGACGCGGAAGACCGTCCGCGCGAACCTGAGGACCAATCCTGATGCTGCATGCCCGCATTGCCGCGCGCGCCTTCAACACGCCGCTGCTGATTGAGCCCTCCAAGGCCATGGCGTTTCTCTCCGGTCTTGGGCCTCGCATCCTTGGGCGCAGGGTCGACATTGGTGACGAAAACGGCGGTCTGGAAAGCACCTTCGTCCCGCCCGCGCGCGCCAGCATTCTGGCCGGTGGCATGCTGGACGATTACCGCAGGCATGGTGAAGCGCCTTACCCGGTGGTGGATGGCATCGCTGTGATC